AGATCGCGGCAAAGATGGGATACAACAGCGACTCTTCAATCCGTTCGCTGCTGAACGAAAACTCGGAGTCCCGCATGAACCAGGCAAAGACTACAGCAGAATTTCTCAAAAAGCAAATCGCAGAAAAAGGCATGATCGACGTCGGCGTCGGTGTGGAGCGTGAGTTGGGTATCTCGAAAGAGAAGCTTGACCAGGCTCTTTATATTTTGGAGCAGGAGGGCTATCCGGTCTACAACGGCCGTATTCCTCAGGCGACCAATCCCGGCAAATTCACGACGCTGACCGTGGCCTGCCCGCAGGGGACCGAGCATCGGGAGATGTACGATTTCGGGAACATTCATTCCGTGGTCGATTACGTTTCTCATGACGGAGGCGAAAGCTACGACCCGAAATGGGTTTACCCCAAGAGCATGGATTCGAGCCGCTTGCAGATCCGCTATGCGGAGGACGGCGGCATCGACAAGGACGGCGTTGTGGAGATTCGGCGCGGCGTGGACGATTTGAGCCTCGGCGAGTCGCACTATGCACAGATCCGCATTCTTGTGGATGGAACACACTACATCAAGGGCATGGCGGTTTATTCCGACGACCTGCCCGACGGCGTTGACGTGATGTTCAACACCAACAAGGCGAAGGGCACGCCGACGATGAAGGTGCTGAAGCCGATCAAGGATGATCCGACGAATCCGTTTGGGTCACTCATCAAGGAGGGCGTCGTTGACCCCGATAAAGGCGATGGACAAAAGGGCGGACAGAGCTATTACTACGACAAAAATGGTAAGAAGCAGCTTTCTCTTATCAACAAGCGCGCCGAAGAGGGTGACTGGGGTGAATGGAGCGATCGACTCCCCTCTCAGTTTCTTTCAAAGCAGAGCCTGAGCCTTATCAAAAAACAGCTCAACTTGGCTTCCGCCGATAAACAGGCCGAGTTTGATGAGATCTGCTCCCTGCCGAACCCAACTTTGAAAAAAGTCCTGTTGAAATCATTTTCTGACGACTGTGATGCGGCTGCGGTTCACTTACAGGCAGCGGCGCTTCCCCGTCAGAAGTATCAGGTCATTCTTCCGTTGACCTCTATCAAGGACAATGAAGTGTATGCCCCGAACTACAAAGACGGCGAAACGGTCGCGCTGATCCGTTACCCGCATGGCGGCACCTTTGAAATCCCGATCCTAACTGTGAACAACAAGCAGGCTGAGGGAAAAAGAGTTCTCGGAAACACCCCTGCCGATGCCATCGGTATCAACTCTAAGGTTGCCGGCCGGCTTTCCGGCGCGGACTTTGACGGCGACACCGTTATGGTGATCCCCTGCAACTCTTCCAAGAGCAAGGTGCGTATTACCTCTACTGCGGCTTTGAAAGGGCTTGAGGGGTTCGACCCGAAGCTTGATTACGGAGCCGATTCCGGCGACCCGGTCAGAGTGGACAGCAAGGGTCGTGAGTATTACAGCCGCGGCGGCAAGGTCTTTCAGCGGATGAACAACACTCAGACGGAGATGGGTAAGATCTCGAACCTCATCACCGATATGACCTTAAAGGGTGCTCCTCCCGATGAGCTGGCAAGGGCTGTTCGGCATTCGATGGTCGTCATCGACGCCGAGAAGCACAAGCTGGACTATAAGCAGAGCGAGACCGATAACGGCATCATTGCGTTGAAGAAGAAGTACCAGGCTCATGCCGACGACGAGGGCTATGGGGGTGCTTCGACTTTAATATCCCGGGCCTCTTCCAAACAGGTCGTGCTGAAGCGGAAGGGTTCGCCTATGATCGACCCCGATACCGGCGAGCAGAGCTGGAAGTCCGTTCGTGAGGAGTACACCGACAAGAGTGGAAAGAAGCAGGTGCGGACACAGGACAGTACAAAAATGGCGGAAACCATAGATGCCTATTCCCTGTCCTCCGGCACCCCCCAGGAACAGCTTTATGCGGACTATGCCAACAAGATGAAGTCCCTCGGTAATCAGGCCCGCAAGGAGATGGTCCATACCGGCAAGATCGAATACAGCGCCTCCGCCAAGGAAACTTATCTGCCTGAATACAAGTCGCTGACCGCAAAGCTGAACATCGCTTTGAAGAATGCGCCTCGTGAGCGGCAGGCCCAGGTCATCGCTAACTCCGTGGTGACGGCAAAGGAGCAGGAAAACCCCGACATGACCAAATCTGAAAAGAAGAAAGCCAAGTCGCAGGCCCTCTCTGCCGCCCGCACCTCTGTCGGAGCCAAGCGCGAGAACATCAAGATCACAGACCGCGAATGGGAAGCAATTCAAGCCGGAGCAATCAGCGAGAATAAGCTGTATCAGATCTTGAACAACACCGACATCGACGATCTCAGGGCGCGCTCTATGCCGCGCACCACAACGACGCTCAGCCAGGCAAAGGTCAACAAGATCAAGTCGATGCAGGCTTCCGGTTACAGCACATCTGAAATCGCGGAAGATCTTGGCATTTCTTCTTCGACTGTTACAAAGTACCTCAAAGGAAAGGAGTGAGCTTTCAAATGGCAAGGAAATGCGCTTTAACAACAGTTGACAATCCTTACAATCCTTTCGAGCAGTTCACTTCTTGGCTCCTCTATGACGAGGAGAAGGGGTACCATACCTGTGCTTATTTGGGAAGAATTGCCCGAACATCGAGTCAGTTGACCGAAGATGAGAACGATTTGGAAGTTGAACGCGCGATTGACGAAATCATCAAGTACGACTTCCGGAACATCTATCGAAAAGTTATACAAACCGCATCGTAAAATAATCAATGAATGAACTGTTTTCCGGAAAACAATCTTTGTCGTGTCTTTCCATTAGAGGATAGCTGATACATCAAGGTATAGGGGGAGGGTCTCTAAAATTGCACCCCCTCCCTGTATCGCGAGTGTCTTCGGAAATTCTCCGGGGGAGATTTTTGTAAAGCAGTTTTGGGGCCGGGAGGGATATTTTCACTTTCCGGAGCGGCGACGTTTCAAAGGACCCACAGAGCTTAATACGGCAGCCAAGATGATGGATCTTGCCTCCTTCTTTTTTCTCCTTTCAAAAGAGATGCTGCAATGCTCTGCGGGTTCTTTGAAGCGCCGCCGCAAACTTTAGGAAAAGACCTCGGATAGTCAGAAAAACCCAAGCAATACCACATGATATTTTCAGAAAAGGAGGCAGCAAGGGAATGCGAAAAGCCAAGGCTGCGGATTGCCAGAGTTCTCGGAAAAAGATGCGGCCGGCTTTGACACCGGAAGCCAGAGAAAACCAGATGATCTCGCTGGCCGTCGACCTTGCTGAGAAACAGTTGATGGAGGGGACTGCGTCTTCGCAGGTCATTACTCACTACTTAAAGCTCGGCTCAACTAAAGAGCGTATCGAAAAAGAGATCCTTGAAAAGCAGAAAGAGCTGATCGACGCGAAGACGCAGTCCCTGAAATCTGCACAGCGATTGGAAGAACTTTATAAGAATGCATATGAAGCCATGAAGCAATACAGCGGACAAGGCGGTGACGAGGATGATTAAGACCTATTCGGAGTTATCCCGCCTTTTCACTTTTGCGGAACGGTTTCGGTATTTGAAGTTGGACGGAGCTGTCGGGCAGGATACCTTCGGATTCGACCGTTATCTGAACCAGCTTTTCTATCGCTCGCAGAAATGGAAGGATGTACGCAACCTTGTTCTTATCCGGGACAACGGCTGTGACCTCGGTCTCGACGGTTATGAGATTGGCGGTAAAATCCTAATCCATCACATGAACCCAATCACACGAGAGGACATCCGGACACTCAGCGACAATCTGCTGAACCCGGAGTATCTGATCTGTGTGAGTCACAAAACACATAATGCAATTCATTACGGCGATGAGGGGATGCTTGCGCATTCCCCCGTTGAGCGGGCGAGAAACGATACCTGCCCGTGGAAGCAAATAAGATAGGAGGCAAGTTATGGAGAGTATCCTGACTTCTATCAAGAAGTCGTTGGGGATCGGAGCAGAGTACACTCATTTCGACGACATTCTCGTTTTCCATATCAACTCCGTATTCTCCATTCTGACACAACTTGGTGTCGGCCCCTCCAAAGGCTTTTCAATCAGCGACAGCAGCGCGGCATGGGACGATTATATCCCCAACGGCGAGACACTTCAGTTTGTCAAGACTTACATGAGTTTGAAGGTCAAGCTGATTTTCGACCCACCGCTGGTGGCTGCTGTTCTGGAAGCGGCGAAAGCGCAGATATCCGAGCTGGAGTGGCGGATTCAGGTCGCAGCTGAAACAGAGAATACAAGCGGTGGAGACGCCGATCCCTACACCGGAGAATACGAGGTCGTTCCCAAAGCGTTTTCCTCGCAGACATTGGAGACTGCCAACAAGGTACTCGATGAGAATGTTGTTGTAGCGGAAGTTCCATATTTTGAGACCTCGAATACCTCCGCAGGGAAAACTGCCTACATCGCAAGGGAGGGAAATCTAAGATGAATAACCCGACATTAGTACATCACGGCGTTATCGGCATGAAGTGGGGCGTGCGCCGTTATCAGAACAAAGACGGCAGTCTGACTTCTGCGGGTCAAAAGCGGTACGAC